ATTACTGCTGCTGATGCGTGGCTATCTATATGAAAGCAACACTTCATTTTGCGCCAACCACTACCTCTGGCTGGTGTATCTGCACCTATGTAATTGAGATACTCTTCAATGCTTGGTTTCTCCAAGTGCTCTCCTTAGTAAGTCTACATATACGTGACCAGGCATAGTGCAGTACCAATCGGCTGGGCTTCCCCTACCCACTCGTTTGTGCCACACTACACCTGTCCACGCTTTATCGTTACCCATCTCGGTTAACAACTCTTCTGTCCAACCAGCCAAGTTCATCTTGGCGTGGTTCTTGATCTCAATTGTAACTCCAGGTATACCTGAGATGTCACCTTTATCTAACGTAGCACCAGCCAATCGTCTATCAACATAGGGAAACCATTGCTTAAGATATTTAACTACATCTCGCTCTGCTCCTGAGCCTTTGGCTTTGGCTGCGCTACTCATATTCTTTTTTACATTGACATTTTATTATTGACTTTAAACAATCATCACATAAACCACAAATAAGTTCTCTGATTGCTCGTTTCTCATCTATAAAAGTCATTCGTTAGGTTCGTCTCTGACTTCTGTTAATTCCCAACGACCTGTTTCCATTTTCTTTGCACGTTCTTCTGCTATGTCTAGTGAAGAAGCACGGATAACTTTTACTTTATATTGTGAATATGTAACTCTATACTTAGGCATTGGTTAACTCCTCTATATCTGCTTCTGCATATTTTACGGTGTCATATCCTAGTTCTTCTTCAGCAAATTTTCTTGCTTTATTATATGCTTCATCTTCATTCTCTGCATATGTATCTACTACCCAAGTATTTAATTGAAACTTTACTTTATATCTAGGCATCAGTTGATTCCTCTATTTCTTTTAGTGTATCCCATAAGATAGGCTCTAATGCTTTTGCTGCTTCATTTAATTTATCTTGTAGTGTTTTACTCATACCGTCATCTCTGGTTGTCTATAGTCACGCACTATGTCCTCAAGATACATAGATGCTGGGTCAAATGATAAGGATATATAGGTTGCGCCTGTATGATCTGCCTTACCATATCTGTTTTTAACTGGGGCTACACACAAGTATACATCTTGTCCTTGTATCAACTGCCCCACTGTTAGCACCATTGCTGGTATCTGTGCGACCTTACCCTGCAACGCTGAGCGTGGCTGGCAAGGATAGCCTAGTGCACCTTCTTGAGTATGGTGCAAGACAAGTACTGCTGCATTGGTATCACGGGCTAAGAACTTTAACTCTTTCATAACCTGTCGCATACCTGCAAACTCTTCGTGTCCATCAATGGCTATGTCCATAAGGTTGTCTACAACTATAAGTGTAGGGCTTCTGCCCCACATAGTTTCAAATGCTGAGACCTCATCATCTAAATCTTTAAGTGTAGGTGATGGTTCAAAAGACCAGTACATACCAGCAAACTCACGCAGATAACCTTCTGCTTTGGCTGGGTCTGTCTTGAGCATATACTCTGCCTCTTGTTGTGTGATCTTGGCTTTCATAGCAAGCAAACGCATTGCCATTGTATGTGCATTGGTATCAGCAGAGAAGTATAGTGTCGGTTGTTTTAACCTTGCTGCGATATGTAATGCAATACTTGACTTACCTGCGCCTGGAGTACCTGCTATGACGGTAACTTCTGCTCGTCGCAGAATAATACCTTCACGTTGGAAAGCCTGAAAAGGTGGGGGTAATGGTTCTCCCCCCACCTCTGGCTTGCCTATACTACGGCGAAGTGTTTTCATTTAAGCCTTTGTTTGGTCGGCTTGGAACGTAGCAAACTCTGCTGAGCCCGCCTTAACATATACTGTTGTGCACTTAGTCATATCTCCTTGCTTAGCAGGGCAGAAGTGTCCTTTGTATGGACCAAACTTACCTGTTAATCCGTGGATACGTGTCATTGTACCGTGTGGGCACTGGCGTGCGCCTGCACCTGGAGTGGTAACAATCTCAGTAGCGTTGAATGCTGCTGCTACTGCTGCAATTGCTGGCTGTGGTGGTACTGCTGGATTAACTGGTGCTGCACCACGAATGGCTGCTTCCAGTTCTGTAGTTGCAGATGCTAGTGATGCTAGCGACATAGCAACTGATTGATCTAGTTCTTCTGCGTTAGACGCACGAACCGTGATGAGTGAACCTGCTGCTGATTTTACTGTGATACTGATTGGTGCTTCTGTATGCATCTTACTCCTTGATTGATGTTACTAGGGATTTTTTTGTATCTCGGAAGGTACGAACTTTCATTGCTAGTTCTATCCCCTTCCATCCTTGCTTGATGTCAACAAAGTGTAGTTCACATTTACCACTACCAGCAGGTAGATGGACAATGATTCCTTTCTCTTGGTTGACACCACCCCAAGCACCACGGGTTGCCGTGGCTGGGTCATACGGCAAGCCGTGTGCATACACTGCTAACTGCATAGCAATCTTGTTTGGGTAGGAAATACTACCAGTCTTTAGATCAGAGATAAACAACTCACCTTTGTATTCAACTACACGGTCAGGCGTACCTGCAATCTTATACTTATCTAACACGCAGAACTGTTCAATGAATATATTCTTAAAGTGTTTGGTTGCATCAGCATACGCCTGTATATCTGCAACATAATCTTCAGGTATAACACCAAGGTCTTCACCTCTGTCGTGCTTTTCTGTTAATGTATGGATGGCTGTACCTATAGTTGCTGCTGATGTAGCACCTGCTGCTTCCATTGCATCATCAACTAACTTGTCCATCTCTAACTTGTTATCTCTGTGTGCTGATGCTGCTAGTAATAGATCAGGACGCAGTGTTAATCCTGCTGCTGCCATCCGTAACTTCCACGCTACTAATGCAGTGCCATCATCTAATGAACCTGCAACTGTAGTAGTGCGTGTATATGGTACTGGCTTACCACCTTTAGGTGGTACAACCATAGGTCTACCGTATCTATCTCTTGGTATTTCTAACTCTGCCATAGTTCTCCTTTGATTAGATACTAGTGGGGGTAGGACAAGGAGAGAGCCAAAACCTACCGCCCACTAGTTGTCCCATCATAACATAGTTGACGGACTATGTGTTGATGTCGTTGCCGCAATGCGGACAAAGTATTTGTTTTTGTTTATAGATTTCGTGCAGTAAAACATTATCTTTAAAGTCTTGATGCACATAGACTTTACATCTATCTCTTTTTTTAATTGTGCGTATTATTGCACTTGACTTATGCAGTACTGACAACACACCACTTGCTGTGCCGTGATGCCAACCTGTTGCTGTGCTTAACTCTTTCCAAGTTAAGCCGTTTAGTCCTGCTTTCTTTAACAGGTGTAACGCTAATTGCTGGTTGTTTAATTCCCGACCAGAGTTAATGTTATCTATTGCACGCTGCTTAGATGTGTCAGTACCTGACCAGCCAGCAGTACCATTGTATGGTACATACGCGTGGCTCATTCTGTATCCCTATGCCAACCAGCAGTTGCTAACTTGCTATCTTCTAGCGCTTCAATAACTTCAGCAATAAACTCTACTGCTTCTATCTCTTCTGCTTCAAACTGTTTAGATAGTTTAAGTATACGACTAGGTGATCGCATAATCTTAGTTACTGTTGCGTTGCAGTCAGGACAAAAGAATCTAATGGTTGCTTTTTGTATGTCGTATTCAACCATTTCTTGTTTGCATTCACATATCATTGGTTTATTCTTTCTTGTATTTGGTCAGATATTTCTTGTTTCTTTTCATCTGAAAGGTTAGCCCAGATGTAACCAAGTAAATAATGTGGAGCCATCTTACCTTCTTTGATGTAACATATTTTTAATACAGTTGTTAGGTGAACTGTCATTACCGTCTCCTTAGATTGCCTTGGCAAAAGTCGCAAGTATCTTCTTGATTATCTGGTTCGTCATACATTCTGAAGCATTGAATACATTCTTTACTCATCTTCTTCAACGTCATCTACTTCAATTCTATCTACGGTTATATTAGCAGAAGAACCAACGTTTACTTCAATGTCATCTTCAATGGCGCTTATTACATCATCTTCATTTGTTGCTGGGTAGTCGTCAATGTAAGCAGTGATTGTAACAGTTGCTTTATACTTTCCTCTGAGGTGGTCAAGTCCAATGGCTGAGAATAACTCATTGATTTCACTACGAGTAATTGTTGTTTCTGCATCTTCCCATTCACGTTCACTAAAGAATTCTTGTATTTTATAGTTAACGTCATTTAGTTTCTCTGTCTTTTTGTTAGAGTTATCAATGTAGTGTTTAACTTCTAGTTCATTGTATGTTACTGAACCTATTGCTATTGTATTCATATGTTCCTCTCTCGTTGTTTAGTTGAGCAGTTTATACACATACTCAGGTGTTGATAGGTTACGCTGGTTAGACCTGCATCTCCCTATCTATCCACGTATGTGGAACCAATATCCACGTGTGTGGAACTCTATGCAAGCACTAAGCCTAGTGCTTTGTTCTTTATCTTGTCATTACGTCCGCTGATGGTGGCAACGGCACGTCGTTCGGCGCCACCAGAAGCGTAATGATCTGCGTGTTCAATGACTGCTTGCCATACACCGAAGGCTGTGCCTCTGATGTTTTCTTGTGTAGATGACTGGCTGTAGATATTCCACGCTGACTCACGACCAGCCAAGGCTATAGTGCGTTGACGCTTCTCGCCTTGTGATAGTAGATGCTCAGGTGTTTCTTCTACTGTAGATGGTAGTGCCCATACTTGTTTGAATATGTTCTTAACTTGACGGTCATCAACCTTACGTTCTAATAGCGTACCTGCTATGCCTTCGTACTGTTGGATAGAACTATAAGTTAACTGTGTGATGTTACGAATGTCATTGACTGACAACTGTGAGTTGGTAGTGTGCTTCATAACATAGGTGTAATCATTTGTATGTTTACCCATAATGATACGGCTGATCTGATTAGCGCAGAACAAACGCTCAATGATAGGGCGGATACGTACTGCACACGAACCATCGTGTGATGATTGAACCAGTAGGTATGCAGCGTGTGGGTCATTGGCTACCTGTACACCTGTTGGTAATTCCATTACCATCCAGATGTTAGCACCGTTGTTGTACTCACCTGCTGCTGTATATCGGGCATCACCTGAATCAACAAGCGTATCTAGTGCAGAGAATACTTCCATATTTTGTACGATCTTATACTTGTTACCGACTACACCTATAACTTGGTTGTCATTATCTTTACCAAGTTTAAGTACAGCCTGTCGTTTAGGTACAAGGTATGAATCGGTTACTGTTTCATATTCGTTTACTTTGTTTTCAACAAAGGCTTCCATATTTGCAAGCATAACATTCCAGTCTAGTCCAGCCTGTCGTGCTGCTTCTGATGCAGACCCTGCGTTAACCGCAGTGCCTGCTTGTGCCCAGTATTGTTTGCGTACTATCTCTGCTGATTTGTTTAGGTATTCTTCACTGAGTTGCATTGCTCTCTCTTTCCGATAGTGTTGTATCTATCCAACGAACCATATTAAATCCGCTGAATCCTATTGTGTCTTGCAGTAATGTTAATGCCATATCATCATTACTTGCTTCTACTTCTATCTCACATTGTATAATATAATATGATTTGATATTAGTACCAGCCTTTCTTTC